CAACAGCAAAAGAAGTATTCTCCAGCTTCTTAAAAGACATCGGTCAGATTTTAATGCAAGAAGCCGCTAAGATGATTGCCACATACATAGCAATCGGTATTGCTAAGCAGTTTGCTGGCTTGTTCGGTGGAAACGCAGGTGGAGCTAAACCACCACTCCCAGGCTCATTCGGCTTGATGGCCGCTAAGGGTGCCTACTTTGATGGGGGCACTGCCCGCTTCGCTAAGGGTGGTGTCGTATCGTCTCCGACCTTATTCCAGTTCGCCGATGGAGGTGCTGTGCAGACGGGTCTCATGGGCGAGGCCGGCCCAGAAGCGATCATGCCGCTCAAGCGCGGACCTGATGGCAAGCTAGGTGTCACAGCTCGCCTGGATGGCGCCATGGGACGTTACCGCGGTGCAGCTGGTGGTTTTGTCGGTAGCGGTGGGGTCATGGCTGAAGCCGCCCGCAGGACTGCTCCGATGGAGCCTATCGACGTCCGCTACAGCGTGGAACGCATCAACAATGTGGACTACGTTACGGCTGATCAGTTCCAGCGTGGTATGGCGCAAGCTGCCCAACAAGGTGCCGTACAAGGCGAACGCCGCGCCATGCGCAGCCTGAAAAACAGCGCCGCCACACGTAGAGGTGTCGGTATCTAATGGAATACGCCTACGGCCACTTGTTTGAAGTCGGCCCTAGTGGCCAAGCAGCACAATATCGTTTCCAAAACTACGCTATCAACCAAAACATAAATGGCTACCTATTTTTACCGTTCAGCTTCGGTGGAGCGGTGGCCTCCCTTCAGGGTGACAACTTAGACGCCACGCTTCAATTTGCTAACAACGCGATGACCCGAGCCTGGATCGTTGACGCCCTCGATAACCTATGGGTTGCCAAGGTCACCACGGTGCTCTGGGAACCCTCCACTCGAGCAGTCCAGAGCACCCTTTACACCTATTGGGGCACCTGTTCTAGCGGAGGCTGGGACGAAACCAACATCCAGATCAGCTTGAACTCAGTGCTGGACGCAGTTCAAACCAATATCCCAGCCCGTAGACTCCATCGTTGGCAAGTCGGAAGCATCCCATTTACTGCACAAATCCGTGTGTGATCATTTAATAGGGCGGAAGTACGATCGTTGTCACCAGCTAGTAATAGAAGCTATGACAGCTATGGGTCTTGATCCTCCTAGTGATCAGCCTGATTGGTATGCACTAGAGATTAAAGGTATTCTACGCGAAGTCAGAAGGTATGGTGATCCTATAGAGGCTCCACTCTATGATGGTGACGTGGTATTGCTGGCCTCAAACCCAGCAGCTCTCGGGGTGACATGGCAGAACGGAATCCTGTATCTCAATCGCCTGACCGGAACAGCCGATTGGAAGCCGGTGTCCGCCCTTACGATCCTCCGCTCTTACCGTATGAAATCGCGCTGATTGAAGCTCTAGGTTGCAGCGAACAGGAATATCGAGTACTTATCCGTCACGCGCAGTCGCGAGCATATGTAAGACCAGCCGAATACGACCATATCCCAGACATCAACAACTGGGAAGTTGTAGCGATCGTCAGCCTTGTTTTAGGCTTAGCATCTACAGCCGTCAGCATCTTGCTGGCACCTAAAGCGCCTGCTTTAGAGACACCCGCCAAGATCAGAGGTAAAAAGCTCGCGGATCAGATCGGCCCGAGCCGCTTCAACCAAACCACCAGCTTCGACAACGTCAGCAGCCTTGCCGAGTACGGTCAACCAATCCCCATACCCTTCGGCAAACGCGGAACTGGACGCGACGGTGTGCTAACTGGGGGCCTAATCCTCGCTCCCGCACTGGTCTGGAGCCGGCTGTACTCCTACGGCAGCTACCAAGCATTCGAGGGTATCTATGTTGCTGGCGAGCACGGGGTTGAGACACCGCAACTTGGTGGTATCCGTCTCGATACATCAGCTCTGAATAGTCTTGGCTCTCGCGATTACGCTCTCTATTGGTCTTCACAGCTAGGTGAAAATCGCCCTATACCGTCGCGGCTAATCGCAGGTACCCAAGGGTTACCAGATAGTGGCACGGGCACGAGACCAATTTTCACTGCACCTACGGCTGATGGAGAATTCAGTCAAGGGTTCTCGATGACATACAGCCCTCAAAGCAATACTGCTTTTGGGACGTCAGAACCTATTCATAACGGATCGGCCTATCGCTTCAACTGGGAAATCATCAGCGCACCGTACGCTAGTACAAAAGGCTCCGAAGATGATATTAAAACAGCACGCTTCGAGACCCAAGCAAAACGCACCAAAATAGCTGGCGCCAATGCAAATGTCTTGCACAGGTACGAAGGCCAACCGGCTGACGATCGTAAGCAAGTAGGTATGCCCGGCGTAGGACGTGCATACTCACGCGGTATGGGTTTTGTCAGCCATAGCCGCACAAATGGAGGCAACGATATAGCAGATCGCACAATAGTAGCAGTAAGTGAAGGTGACACATTAGTGTTTCGCATCACGTTAGGTCAACAATACAAAGAATTGATGGAGCGTACAATACAAGACGGCGGATTTAAGAACACGGATGTAGATATAAAAGACTTACGTACATCGTCAAAGTCATGGCGCGAACGTGCTTACGACTTACTAACCATAGGTTCTAAATGGGTTATAGCCGGCAGCGTATGGGTTGTACAGAGTCGCTCAGACAGTGACACAAATAAGAATCTACTGTCTAACATAACTTTTCTATGCACGTCTATTATCGGTGTACCAGAAGTCGGTATCCCTGGTACGCGGACTATTGAAGAACCTTTGGGAGGGTACGAAGGTCCTTGGCCTGGTCCTGGCGCACCACCTTTTCCCCTAAGTGGCGATGGGTTTAACACGCGCAAACATTGCGGGGCAGCTTTTTACAACATATGCAGACTGCACATCGCAACAATTCGCCCCGTGCGCCGGGACACAGAAGTTATCGAGCTCGGTATCCGCAGTCAGGTGTGGAACAGAGCGAATGGGTTATGCAATTTCAATGCAATACCGACAGCCGAAAAACTACACACGCTAGATAAAGCAAACATAACGGTGACTACACCGCGTATGGACAAGTACTTTGAACGGTCGTCGTGCTTCTCTTTATGGGTTCGTCCGGTCCAACGCTACGGCCAGCCACAGCAGCCTTGGGCTCGTGTCCCACGCGTATTTTGCGTTACAGGCAAAGCGCCTATTGATCTGTATAACTACTTACGCATCCGCCCGCGCACATCTGGGTACTACGAGTACCGCATAATACCCCGCACAGGATCTGATATCGCCATCAATAGTATCGACAGCAATCTCGCAACAAGACTTGATGCGTCCGGCGGTAAAGTAATTGGAGAAGATTACACAACTCCTTACGGTGATTTTCGCATCACAACGACTGGTGAAGTAGTAGTCATTTCTAGCATCAGGTTTAATGAAGAGATGCTTGCAGATCCTAAGCTATCCGTGCAAGAAACTACTACCAGTACAACTACAACAGCTCCTACCGCTGTATCACAATATGCACAGAGCTCAGACACAGGTAGCATACAACTAATACGCCATGCATGGTTAACTGAAATACTAGGCTTCGCTCCTAGTTATACCGATCAATGGCGTTCTGTAGACGTAGAGCATTACAAACCAAACGGGGATAGATATATCACTATACGCGTTACTGCGTATTCGGGTGCGGGAGTTGTCGGTGTTGATGTTGGATCAAGGTATGTGTCAGCAGCGGGTTCCAACTATCGTTGGACTTCCGAATCTTATAGCGTTGTTTCTTCCACAAAAAGTTGGGCAGTCAATGACGCTTTTACAATAGAAAAAGCTACACCTAGTACTAACCCGTTTGCACAACAAGAAGGTTACTCTTCGGTAGGCTTTGCTTTTAGCGTGTCAAGCGTCGCGCAAAGCAGCGTGAACGTCCCCGGTGAAATCCTACTCACTGGAGAAGGTCGTATTTTTGAGGAAAATTCTCAAGTTTCAGACTGCAGCCACTATTTAGAGCTGGTTAAGTCGAACGAAAGCTCCCCCGAGCACGAGATCGTTTACGTCAACGAATCCATCTCCAACGAATCGCTTGCCGAGTACTACGGCATGTCAACATTCGGACTAGCTGTTAAATCTAGTGGGCAGCTTGGTGGCATTGGTCAACTACGCGCTTGGGTCCCAACCGGCATCAGCGTCTACCGCCTAATCGAGGGCGACACCAGACCCAGCAACCTATTCGCAGATCTGGTCTACTACCTACTGACCAGCAAGAGCCAAGGCGTCGGCAATGTCGTACCGCCAGAGCTGATCGACATTGATTCACTGCGCATCACCGCCAATTTCCTACGCTCTAATCGAATCTTCTTCGACGGTGTTGTAGAGGATAGCGATAGCTTCCGATCCTTCCTTTACGACAACGCAGCACTACAACTCTGTAACTTCACTATCAAAAACGGTCGATTCGGTATGATGCCAGCGCTGCCTTACAACAGCAATTACGAGATCAGCACCAGCCCCATTGCTGTCGATCAAATTTTCACTGCCGGCAATATCATCCAAGACAGCCTGCAAGTGCAGTACATTGACGCCGCCCAACGTTCAAACTTCCGTGCTCTGGTTAGTTGGCGCATCACCGTCGAGAACGACCTACCCACGCAGGCCTCTGCCCTGGTCGACTGGTCAGACATCGCGGAAGGCAACCGCGCCACCACCCAGCAAGCCTTCGATCTGACCGACTTCTGCACCAACCGCGCTCAAGCATTGCTAACTGCTCGCTTCCTGCTGAGTATCCGCCGCCGCGTCACCCACACCGTCAGCTTCAAAACCGTCCCCGACGCCCTCGGTATCCAACCCGGCTCTTACATCCGTGTAATTACCGAGTCAACCAGCTACAGCGCCACCAACAACGGCGGCATCACGGACGCCGGCACCTTGGTCAGCATCACAACCATCGCCAACGGCACCTATGACGCTCTCGTCTACAACCCTTCCACTGGCGCTGTGACAGAGCAACGAATCACCATCACAAATAACGCCGTAACAAATTCGACGTTGTACGGATGCCTGTTCACACTGCTCAGTTCGAGCGCCAGTGTTGGCATGTACCAAGTGGAGCAGCTCACCCTCGACGAGGACGGCCTCGTCAACGTCTCTGCCGTAGAGGTACCAGTCGATAGCACCGGAGCTAGCATTGTTGCAAAGGACGTGCTGTCAGAAGCCAGCTTCCGCGTATTGGAGTAATGGCCTTCCCCACCCTGATCCCAACCTCCCGCGAGTTCACACCCGGCGACTGGCCCATAAAGCGCTTCAGCTCTCAATCAGGCGCTGAAGTTCGCATCCTCTACGGCAGTCAGCGCATCAATGCCAAACTTAGTTTTAACTATACCAATATATCTAATGCTAATGGTCAGCTATTTCTAGACGACTACAACAGTACCTACGGTACACTACGTACTTTTACTCTACCGTCTGTTCTGTTTAGCGGATGGCCTAATGCCACTGGGTTAAACGCACCACCTGGTACCCGCTGGCGTTATGAGAGTGAGCCTAAAATCCAGCATGTCTACGCAGGACGTTGCTCCGTCGCTGTCGAACTGATAGCTGTCGCCTAGGCCGCCGGTAAACTGAGGCAACACACGAGACGTAGTCGTCATGGCTTTCTATACAGGGCGTACCGGGTCCCTAACCTTTGACGGAAAGCCCGTAGCCAAAATCCGTGATTGGTCGTTGGATACCACGGTTGAGTTGCTGTCCAC